TTCTTTAATCCACCCATAAATGCTTCGGTGACTTCAGAACGTAGACCTGCTTCAACAGCAAGTTCGTTTTCAGCCATCCACTCTTCACAAGCATATGAGAGGAAATTCTCTATACGACCAGCGAACTCTTCCTTGATACCTTCAAGTTCTTCACCGATCCTGCTCTCTGCAGTTTCCTTAAGTCCAGCGACTTGCTCTTGTACCTTTGCATGTACAGCAGCTTCAAATACAGTCGTTGCCTTTTTCTGGAATTCTTCGTCTAGGTCAGCACCTGCAAGTACAGCAGCGATGTCTTCCTTGACTTCTGTTTCGGAGATTGTCTCTCCATCTTTCTCTACATCATCAAAGATCTTAGCGGATAATGCTCCAGGCATACTGGATGATGCACCACTTGGCTTAGTTTTGATTGTAGAATCTCCTGTTACTCCTACAGGAGCAGCAGCCTTAGCACCCACGTTATCGGGTCCTTCGGGTTTTTCTTTAGTTGATCCACCTACCTCTACGGCATCGTTTTTTAGATCAGACTTTTGTGCGGGAACAGCACCTTTCTTAATGGCAGTATCGCCAACAGCTGCATCCTCAGCAATTTTTTCTTCAGGAGCCGCTTGTTCTGCGATCACCTTTTTGAATTTTTCATCAATACTTGACATTTACGTACTCCTTAGCGGGTAATTAGACTGCATTTAATTTACATATTTATTTATAAATCACAAACTTCTGAGCATTTGCTCGAAAGCACGGAGCTTTCTTTCTGCAAGTACTTCAGGATTGGGTGCATTGTCAAGGGCTTCCTTGACTGCCTCGATTTGTGCTTCTTTAATCTTACCGTCGATTAAAGTCCATTCCTTTCCTTCGTAGATTCCTTCAACGTATGCATCAGGTGCGGAAGGGTCTGCTACTATATCAGCAGCAGTGGATAGGATAAAGTCGTCGGCGACTACATTGGCATTACCCTCTTTTCTAAGAGAGCCTAAACCTCTGGAGGAAACACCGAGTTGTACCCCTTCCTCTAGTAAGTTCTTTGCGATCTTACCCATTGGGGTCTCTAACAACTTTGCCTTACCGATAAAATTTTTACCTTCAGGCTGCAACTCAACAATTTTATGAGAGACACGATCCAAGTTTATGGTTGGACCTTCTGGATGACCAAGTTCACCAAGTGCTCTTCCGCGTTGGATGAACTCTTCGTTGTACTTGTTGACTTCACGTGCCATGGTTTCGTATCTATACATACGACCATTGCGATTAGTGATTTCGGTTTGAAGAAATATGCCCTTAATGTAGGTATCTTTTTTCCCGTCGTTTTCTTCGACGAGCATCTCTACGGGTTCAATCTGTTCCGTTATCAGTTTCATCTTCATCTTCCTTAGAATCAGTTGTTGCTTCTATCTCATCTGGATTGCGGTTAATCACATCTGCCGTTTCGTCAGGTGAAGCTTCACCTTCTGGCGGTAGACCTGTTTCTCTAGAATTCACATTGCCCTCATCGGGAACGTGCGGAAACATGCGATTAGCAACGTCCAGTTTACTAGCGTCCACTGCAGCTGCAGCTTTAACTTGTAGCATGTCTTTGAGTTTATCTAGAGCATCAGCTCTATCATTATCCCAAAGTAAATCAACGATTTCTCGTTCTTGTGTTGCCATAATGTAACGTTGTCTGTAATTTATTTATCAGCTTTAGGTTTTGCAGACGCGGGTTGCTGCATTGCCTTCTGTTGATCTGATGCGGCTTTTGATTTCTGACTAGCGATTTGAGCTTTCTTAACTTCTTGATCTAACTCTATGTTATCAGTCTCTGCATCTAGTTGTGCTTGATCAGCAGCGACTAGATCAGTTGGGTTGATTGCTCTACCCATCTCCATATCATCTGCCATTTGCATATCCATTTCTTCAATCTGTTTCTCAGTCTGACCAAGAATTTCCTGACGAATGTAATCAATAGAGAAGTACTTACCAACAAAGGGATCCATAAGACCAAGCACGTTGAGTTGCTCTGTCTTCATCTCTAAGTTCTTAAGCTCTGTGAAGTGATTATCTTTGAGATAATCATACTGGATATGTTCTTTCATATCCTCCCAGTCTTCAGGAGTGATAACACTCTTGAGTATTAACTGTGTCTTAAGGGTATCATTGAATATGTCACTAAACTTCTTGCGGAGTTTTCCTACAAACTTAGTGAACTTCAACTCATCTCTAGTGATCTCAGATGACCTTCCAAGGTTGAATCCAGAACCTGCATCCAATCTACCTGCAGGAACATTTAACGATTTGTAAAGTTTTGTTTGGAAATATTGCACGTCTGTAAGCTCTCCAAGGTTTTGACCACCTGGAAGAGTAGTTATTTCAGTACCTCTACCCCCTTCTCTACGTGGAAGCCAGAAGTCTTCCATCATAGACATGTACTTTCTATCATCTCTGATCTCACCAGTGGCAGCATCGTATACTAATTTGTTACGATATCTTCCCATAACTTCACGAAGATATTGTTCCGCTTTTACTTTCGGAAGGTTACCTACGTCAATGTAGAAGATCCTACGTTCTGGTGCTCTTGATATTCTGTAGATAACAAGAGAGTCCTCGATCATTCTAAGTTGATTGAGTACTTTAATTCCCTTATGCAAATAGGACAGAACAATATTTCTATTGGTGTCCATTATACCTGAGGTAATATAAGTTATAGCATCTTTCGCAATCTTTATACCACTGTTAGCTGATGTATTATTCAACCCCTTAGGATTGTATACGAAATACTCTTCGGAAGTACCGAAGTCATACTTCATAAATTCATCTGCAGTTTTTGGTTTTGTTATCTGCCTGACTTTCTTAATCTTTGATGGATCAATATATCTAACTTCCTTGATTCCGTCTTGAGGTTTGTCAAGATCAATTACCTTATGATAATATAAACGCCCATCGATATACCATCTACGGAACATCTCATGGGCTTTAGAATCAAATCCAAATAAGTTTTTTATATACTCAAATTCATCACGGATCATTCCTTTAACACTTTCACTAACCTCAAGGTTATCAAGGTTAACTTCTATAGGACTGTCATTCACATCTGCTACTATGGCTTCATGTAAAATATCTTCAATGGCGGAATCCACTTCTGGATGCATCGCCATCTCACGATACTTTTTCACCATATCGTACTCGGTCTTGAAGTTACCGTCTAGGTCAAGATATTGACCATAGTAACCACCCGCAATAAAACTGGTTGCACCGTCCTCGGAAGAAGGTTGGATAGGTGACGGAGCACGTTCCTTAATCTTTTGCTTCTTAAACGAGAAACCGAATAACTCTGCCATAATATTTTGGTTCCTTTACCTGACTATTTAGTTAGGTTGCAACAACGTTATTTTTGTTGTTTCCACCTGAAGTAGTATGGTACTGATATGCAAACTCAACATCAAACTCTTCGTATGAATCGTTGTTGTCGTATGCAAGTGATATCTGTGACACTGATACAGGGAATGCTGAGATCAAGTTGTACTGTCTTAATTCAGTTAACTTATTATCAGCAGCACCAGTTCCACCAAACTTATCAAGTTGTGTGACTTGGATGTCTACCCATGTATCTACTATATCAGCAGATGCAGTGTTCTTATCGACACCGTTAGTTAACTCAATCCATTTCTCATAAGCACTTCTTAGTGCGAATGCGTCATCCATGTAGAATGTACCAGTCCATGTTTCATAAGTTCTGTCTCCAGGAACTTTGATAACACGACCACGAAAGGGAAGTTCAACTGTACCTACGTTAGTTGCAGGTAGTGCAGCAGACTTACACATGTAAGTTACAGCTGCTCCTTTTGAACCTGAAACTCCATCGACGATGGGTTCAGAAAGACTTGTGCCTTGAGGCCAAGTGTGAAATACCGAGAAAAGGTTAGGACGTACACCGCCTCTAATAGCCTTTTGGAATTCTAGTATACCTAGTGGGGTTGCCATTAAATTGCTCCGTTAATTATCTGCGGGGAACGACTTCCTCGAAGGATACGCCAGTGCGTGTCGCTACGAAAGTCAGTGTGATAAAGTTGATTGAACGTGCAGGCTTGATATAGAAGTCAGCCTTAAATTCGTTCGCGTCAATGACTGCTCCAGTATTATTGGAGTCATCACATACAACTAAGAAATCTGTAATACCTCTTTCGGCTTGAACGCCTCTTAGGTATGGTTCAACAACATTCTTAAAGTTGTTTCTTGTGAATTCATCATTGAGTTCAAAGAGTACCCCCTTCGCAGCATTGCCGATTGTCTTTTCTATCACATTGAATAGACGACGGACGTTGATGCGATCAAATGCAGATGGTGAAGCGAGAGCAGTTTTGTCACCGAAGAGTACGATGCCCTGTCCAGGTAGACTGGTGATTGGGTTAATCCTCTTCTGATATAATGTATCTCTTTCGGATTTTGTAGGAGAGTATGCTAGTTTAACAGCGTTCCTAATTGCACCACGATTCAAACCTGCTGGTGAGAACCAAGGTAATCCGTTTGCAGTAGTAGCAGCACATAAGCCAGCAACATCTCCGTTGCATGGAATGTATCTGTACTTGTCAGCAAATCTGTCGTAGACATACTTCCAAGTGTTATCAAACACACCGAATGATGTTGCTTGAAGTGTATTGTAGAAGTCAACTACGTTTTGTGTTTGAGTTGCAGAGTTAGTTACTCCAACAACGTCTCCTTTATATGGAGAGCAGAATGCAACACAATCTTTTCTGCTAGAAGCAATTTGTAGAATTGCAGCAGCAACAGCTTGTGTATTAGTCTTGTTTGCAGAATCGCCAGGTCCCTGAAGGATGTAGTCGATCTGTACTGTTTCAGGATCAGCGAACTCTTGAAGTCCAGAAATGATTTCTCCTGAAGAAGCACCTGCAGCAGCCTCTGCACCTTTGATGAAGGTGTATGTAGTAGGTGTAGCGAATAAATCGAATGCTGTTGTGCTATCTGAACCAGCGTTGTTTGTACCAGCAATGTTACCGCCAGTAACAGCCTGATTAGCACTTACATCATATACTGCAGTTTCATGAGAACCCCAGTAGATGTAGTTACTCTTCTCAAGAACTACCTGTGGGTAATAGTTACCTGCACCTTGTGAGGTCTTACCATTGTTTGCTTTAGAAACATATGTATGCTTCTCAAGTAAAGT